CGTGTGGGACGAAGCTGAAAAGCACGGCAAGACCTTCTCAGCCTTTGGTGCAGAGATACAACTAAAAGAGGGCGCATTGACTCCTGACTACAGCGCAGATAGCGTTTGGCAGGAATTTGACCGGCAGATTTGTAACCGTGAAGATTTGCTAAAAATAGCTTTCAAAAATGCTGGCAAGACTACCATCATTGACGAAGCTACGGGTGAAGCCGTGCCAGTCGTACCCGCAAAAGGCGCAAAGCCATCTATTGCTGTAACATTTCGCTAAAAATGAAACAGCCACGCAAAATAAAGGGCTTGCAAAAACTTGGCAGAGTGGCAGGGCTTAAAGCGGCCCTGCTGCTTGCTGAGAAGCCTTACAAGGCCATTGAATTAGTTCAGGCACTTGGAGTACACCAAAAAATTGTTTATCGCATCCTTTCCGATCTGAGGGCCACAGGCAACTTGCACTACCATCGCTGGTATTATTGGTACGACCCTAATAAAAATAATGACCTTAAGCACTTAATCCCGTCTTAAAATTATGAAAAAAACTAAAACCTATACTTACATTCCTGAAAAGATTAGACAAGACCGCGTTTTTGCCTATGGTCATGCTCTTTGGTCTTTAAGCCTTATACCAATAAATAGCGATAAAATACAGGAACTTAAAAACGTGTTTAATGTTGGTACATCTCTCTCCGATGAATTTGTTAATGCAAATATTTTAAAAAAAGAAAAAAGGAGTAATAAATTATTTTTTATTGCCAATCAAGATACACCACCAACAAAAGAACAATGCTTGGATTGTTACAAAAAGCAAACTTTAAGGGTAAATAATTCAAAATTAAAGGCAAATATTAAAACTAAACATTTAAAAGAGCCTAAAACAAATGACCAATTTGCTTTTGAATCTCTTGCTGAAACAGTAAATAAATTGCATGAAATTGTAAATAAATTAGTAAATTAAAATAAATTTTAACAAACTTATGAACAACTACACACCCAAACCCAACACCTTCTCCCTGTTCTTTAATGAAAAAGGCGATAACCCAAACCGACCTGATTACAAGGGCGATGTTATTTTACCTGACGGCACTAAAATGCGAATGTCCGCATGGATGCGTGAATCTAAAGCCGGCATGAAGTACCTAAGCGGCAAGCTGGAACCCATGCAGGATCAGCGTGGCAATGCTGTTGATTTAACCCCGCAGGCAAGCGACCTGCCGTTTTAATTGTACATTTGGTAAACATTGCGTGTGTGGCAGCTATACGCAATTTGGCAAAGGTCTATTGACCCTGACCCTCAATCGAGTGACGGCTTGGCGAAGTTGCCGAACACAAACCTTTATTAGAATTACAAATGTTTAAATTTTTATTAAATATGTCAAACGAAGCACAAAACGGCAATTTTGCCAAACCGATGTTAGCACCAGTACGCGTTTTAAACCTATACGCTGGAATTGGAGGAAACCGCAAACATTGGGAAAATGTAGAAGTAACCGCAATAGAATATAATGAGGAAATTGCAAGTGTTTATAAGCAATTACACCCAAACGATAATGTTATAATTGCTGATGCACACGATTATTTGGCTAAACACTCGAGAGAGTTTGATTTTATATGGAGTTCGCCACCATGTCAAAGCCACAGCAAAGTAAGAATGATGGCGAGCAAAAGCGGAAGTTACGATGCTGTAATGCCCGATATGAGGTTGTGGGCAGAAATAATCTTTTTACAGAACTTTACAAAAAACACAGATATAAAGTTTGTAGTTGAAAATGTAAAGCCATACTACGAACCATTTGTAAAACCAACTGCAAAACTTGGAAGACATTTATTTTGGGCAAACTTTGAAATACCTGAAATTGAAATAAAAGACGGATTAACCCATAATGAAAGAGGAAGTTCTGAAAAAGGTTACTTTGATTTACGAGAATATAAAATGAAACATAGAAAAGACCAAATAATTCGTAATTGCGTTGATCCAAATGTAGGACAATATGTTCTCGGTTGCGCTGTTTCGTAGTATTGGTGCTAACGGCTGCCTTGATTGGGGGTCTTTTTTTTTATTTCTATGAAACAGATACCTTGGTTTAAGTTTTGTCCGGCGAACTGGATGATGGGTCGAATATCCCGACAACCTGCTGAGGTGCAGGTGGCATTTATACGCCTCTGCTGCGTCTATTGGAACGCTGAGTGCGACATGACCGTTAACCATGCAAAGCTTGAAATCGAAGAAAGTTTTGACTATCTTTTAAATGCACAATTAATTGAGTGCAATGAACACTCGGTATTTATTAAATTCCTTGATTTGCAATGGGAGGAGGCCAGCCTGCACCGTTCCAAAATGAGCGAGGCAGGCCGAAGGTCAGCTGAACGCAGGTCAACTAAGGTTGAACCTATGTTGAACCTACCTTTAACTAAGGTTAAACCCGTGTTCAATAGAGAAGAGAAGAGAAGAGAAGATAAAGAGAAGAATACTTGTGTGATTTTTGAGCAATTTTGGACGGCTTACCCTCGCAAAACTTCAAAGCAGTCTGCATCAAAAGCATTTGCTAAGCTAAAGCACGAGGACCAGCAAAAGGCGATAATCAACATCGCAAGGCTTTATACCGACACACCTTTGCAATACATCCCTCACGCCGCTACCTACCTAAACCAAGCACGCTGGGAGGATCAGGTCATTCCGAGAGAACAGCATAAATATACAAATACCACGAAACCCACGACCGATGAATCCGACAACTTACCACATTACCGCTGAAAAGCGACTTTTATCTTGTTTGCTTGACCCGATGATTAACCGGGCCGTGCTTTTGCAATCCATTCCTGAACGGTTATTTACCGGAAATCAAATTTTGATTCACCGAGCGATAGTGGAACTGCACAAAGCTGAGCGAGCTGTGGACCTTGTCACTTTGCACCAGCACCTGCTGCAACAAAAGCAGCCTTGCGTTAACGACCTTGTCGGGTTGTACGATGGGCTGACTTTTGGCAACGATTGGAAGACCTACGCAGCTGACTTGCATCAAGCGTGGATGCAGCGCGAAGAATTAGCCATTATGGATGAACTGGCTCAGGATCGTGACATTCCTAAAGCCTTTGCACGCTATCAAGCCATGAAGGCCACCGACACAGAAACCAGCGAAATTATAGCACACGAACTTGCGAAGGAGTTTTTGCTGAAAATGAACGAAGTGCGTGAAGGCAGACAAAAGGACGCAATCTATCCATGCTTTATTTCGCCGATTGATCGTATCATGATTGGATTTAAGCCTTGCGAGTTTATTTTAATAGGCGGCAGGCCAGCGATGGGCAAAACCCTGCTGGCTCTGCAAATTGCCATGAATCAAGCGATGAATGAAATCCCTGTTGTGTTTTTTACCTTGGAAATGAGTGCTGACCAATTGGTCCAGCGAATGCTGTCTAACCTTGCTAACATTGATGGTTCGGCATTTCTTAATCCAAGCGGCAGGATTACCACCGAAGACTTTTTTGAACTTGGCATTAAAGCCGACTTGCTTAAAGGCAAACCGCTGTATATTGTAGACTTACATCAGGCCAATCTCGATCGCATCGAAGGCGAAATAGCAAAGCTTAAGGCACGGTTTGGAGTGGTTGGATTTTACCTTGACTATCTGCAACTGATTGAGCCATTTAAAATTGATAAGCCTAAACCAAAAATTGAGCAGATGACCAACATCAGCAAAACATTAAAATCAATTTGCAAGCGACAAAGGGTGTTTGGTGTTGTGGTATCATCCCTAAGCCGAGCGAGCGAAGGCAGAAGCGACCACCGACCGCTAATGAGCGACCTGCGAGAAACAGGACAGCTTGAGTTTGATGCGGACAAAATTGCCTTTGTGTACCGACCACATGAACATAACACAGAAAAGCCGCACGATCTGATGGAGGTTATTATTCGCAAAAACAGAAACGGCAGCCTTGGGATTGCTGACCTGCAATGTCAACTGCCATTTACTAAAGCTAATGGTTATCCGCAATGATAGACGAGTATAAATTGCAAGCAGCCTGCGTTAAATTGTTTGCTGCTATTAAGCCTAAGGATCATGGTAGGTTGTTTCTTAACCTTAACAACCCAAGGTCTGCATCCAATGGATTTTTCCTCAAAGGCATCGGCCTTACCGCTGGCGTTGCCGACATGACCTTACTTTCTAACAAAGGGGTAATTTTTCTTGAGTTTAAAACGCAAATCGGCAAGCAGTCGCTATC